CATAGGAGAAAACAATGGTAGCTTGGGATAAAGCAAAAGGTAAACAGTCTACAGGTAGTGGACAAAGAAGAGAAATCCAACGACTCACAATGGGTATTGGTGATACTAAATTAAGATTAGTAGGCGACGTAATGCCGCGTTACTGCTACTGGGTAGTAACAACAGAGGGTAAAAAAATGCCTGTAGAGTGTCTACAATTTAGCCGTGAAACAGAGTCATTTGATAATGGTGCACAAGATCCTTTTAAAGAAATTGATGATGCTATTTATGGTGATAAACCACAATTCTCATATGTTTGTAATGTAATTGATAGAGCAGATGGACAGATTAAACTGTTTGATCTTCGTTCTACAATTTATTCACAAATTGTAGATTATGCTACTAATCCTGATTATGGAAATCCTTCAGATGATGATAGCGGATATGATCTTACTATTAAGAAAGAGAAAACAGGACCACTTCCTCAAAATGTTAAATATACTTGTATTCCTGCGCGCAATAATGCCGCACTAACAGAAGCAGAAAAAGGTTTAGAGCTGTTTGATCTTACTAAAATCTATAAGCGTCAAACATATGAAGAGCAAAAAGAATGGCTTCTTAAAAATACTGCTTACTTTGCCGGAGATGTCTCCGATGAATTTAAACCACAAGAGGATGTGGATGACCTAGCATGAAGAAATCACTAGCGGATATGGGATCTACCAGTACAGATTCTAATCCTACAGAGAAAGCACCAACTAAAACATTTGGTGCTTTTAAAGCTGTAGATGGTGATCAAGCTACTATTGATCTAAATAAACTGAGGGAAATGAATATCTTTTTTGCTACCCCTTGTTATGGAGGGATGGTAACAGATCAATTCTTTTTATCAATGTTTAGAACTTCTCAGACATTTATGCAGCATGGTATTAATTTTAGAATTACTACACTACGTAATGAATCACTAATTACTCGTGGTCGTAATATTCTAACTGCTATGTTTTTGGAGAGTGATTGTTCTCATTTAATGTTTATTGACGCAGATATTGAGTATCAAGCTGATGATCTTCTTAGAATGATGGCTTATGATAAACCTATTATGGCAGCAGCTTATCCTAAAAAAGCTCTACCAATTCAGTATGCTATTAATTTTAAGTTTATTAATCAAGAAAAGAAACAGATTAGAATAGAAAATGGTGCAGTAGAAGTTCTAGATGCTTCTACAGGATTCTTCTTAGTTAAACGTGAAGTAGTTGAGAAAATGATGCAAGCATATCCTGAACTACATTATCGTAATGATTCTAATATTGATGAAAAGTTTAACAAATATTGTTATTCATTTTTTGATACAATACATGATCCAGAAGATAATAGATATTTATCTGAAGATTATACCTTCTGTAGAAGATGGCAAAAGCTTGGTGGTGAAATCTGGTTAGATCCTAATACTAAACTTAATCATGTAGGTACTCACTCTTTTGAGGGTGATGTTACTAAAATTATACAACAAGGTAGTGGTTAAAACTATAGGCTTCTGGTATTAATCAGGAGCCTTTTACTGCAAGGTATTAATATGAAAAAATATCTTCGACAATTAGAATCATATAGCCTGTATATGAATGTGTCTCTAAAAGAGGCGCATTTTATGCATTGGTGTGTTAAAGGTCATTTAATACCTGATGAATGGGCTGACGAACAAATAGTAACAATGTATGATAGTTATTTTAAAAGAATATGGGGAAATCATGAAATACAGGTATATTCCAGAGAGTCTTTTGAGATAGCATGGTATGAAAAATATTAAACATATAGCTACAACTTCTGAAGAATATCAAATAGAAGTTGAATGGATGATTACACAAAGATGTAACTATGAATGTACCTACTGTGCTAGTTATAACAATAGTGGTGATTTTATGTTTAAGTCTTTAGAAGAATATATTACTGCTTTTAGATATTTATCTAATCACTTTGGGAATAAAACTATAAAATTAAGTTTCTTAGGGGGAGAACCTATGTTATACAAACAATGGCCAGAACTTGTAAATTATATAGCAGAACTTAACTATCTACCTAAAATAACTACTAACTTATCAATCCCTGTAAAAAGTTATATAAATAAATTAAATAAAAATTTAGGTAAATTTATAGTAGCTAGTTGGCATCCAGAGTATGCTACTAATGAATTTATGAATAATGTGCAGCTACTTAATGATAGTAATTTTATAAGAAGTGTTAGTGTATCAGCTCCGCAAGAGTACTGGAATGAAGCTATGGAGGTACTAAAAATACTTAAAATAAAATATGGAGAGAAATTTGTACACCTAACTAGAATTAAAGATGAAGATAGTCAAGGTTTAAGTATTACAGATAAATTAATAGACTATACACCTGAACAAGAAAAATATTTTACATTTCATAGAGACTATCCAGTAGAAATTAAAATAACAGATATAAATAATAAAACTACTATATACGATAAAATTGATGCACATAGTATAAATTTTAAAGGAATGAACTGTGCAGTAGGAAAAGATAGTATACACATAACTCCTAATGGAGATGTATATCCTAGTGCATGTTTATTAAATTATAGAAAAGCTAGAATGGGTAATATTTATAAACAAAATATTATAAAACCTGCTAGTTCTATACGTTGTCCTTTTGTAGCTTGTTACTGTGGACCTGATCAACGTATAGAAAAATGGGCGTAGGTGTAGCTGGTTACAAAACTAAATGGAACTACGTTCCCCGCTGCTGCACTACGTGCCAACGCGACCTCATATAGACGATGCGTGTTCAATAGCTTTTCACCTACGGTGTAACGTTGTTCACTTGCTATACAATTAAATTAACATACTTTTCTACGAAAGGCAATACTCAATGACTAAAATTTTGTGCTCTGCAGATTGGCACATCCTACTGCACAAGAAAAAAGTACCATACACTTGGCAAATGTCAAGATTCAAAAGTATGTTTACTAAACTGTTAGAACTTGAACGTGACTGTGATGTTCATATTATAGCTGGTGACATATTTGATAAAAAACCAGAACCAGATGAAATCTGTTTGTTTCTAAGTTATATCAATTCAGTCACTATCCCAACCTACATCATTCCTGGCAATCATGAAGCCACTCGAAAAGGAGAATCTTTCTTTGAACATTTTACGGAACGAAACGCTATTAAAAATGAGAACGTACATGTTTTTACGAAGAATGGACGCGCAACTGTGGGTAAAACATCATTCTGTTTTTTCCCATATGGTGAGATGCAGATCAATAATTTACCAGCGTATATTGAGGATGATATTCTGGTTACGCATATCAGGGGTGAAGTGCCTCCACACATTACACCTGAATATGATTTTTCCTTACTCTCCCCTTGGGGCTTATGTTTACTTGGTGATCTACACTTTAATCATCGTTATGGCGACAGCAACTGTTACTACCCTGGTTCTCCGTTGAACACTACCTTTGATAGAGATGATAAACGTGAGTATGGAGTAGACATTTATGATGTGGTAGACTCACACAACTATACCCGCACATTTCACAATTTAGATTTACCTAAACTGCTACGTCGTAAGATTACAGTAGGTGAAGATATGAAAACAGACGCAAGACATCATGTAATATATGAAATTACAGGATCACTAGATGAACTAGCACTAATTGCTAATTCAGAACTACTAGATAAAAAGATGGTAGAAAAACCCACAGAAGGTTCTACACTAGATCTTAAAAATAAAAACATATATGAAGAGTTAGAAATATATCTAAATCATATTAAGGTAGCAGATACCGACAAAGTGCTAACGGAGTTTAAAAGTATATATGCAAATTGATTTATCACTTAATAGAGTATACTGGGAATACACACAAAATAAAACATATCTGCGACCAGAACGTTATTATCAGTGTTGTGATACTATACCTAGTATGGGTTGTAGAGTTGCAGTACCAGAGTATAAACGTAGAGGTAAATCATTCAAACAAGATTTAGACTTACTAGTAGCTATGTTTGCTAAAAAGTATAGTGATTATGAGTTTGTATTAGCGCTAAGTGGAGGTATAGATTCTGAAGTTACAGCTGAATCTTTTTACACACAAGGCATACCTTTTAGAGCAGTATCTCAAAGATTGTTTGAAGGTGTAAATGATTATGATATTGGCTATGCAGCTAAATATTGTAAAGAACGATTTATTGATTACAGCATTGTTAATCTTTCTATGGATAAAATGTTAAATCACACAATTCCTGATGCAATAAAGCATGGACAGTTTACCCATTCATATTCTCAAATAGCTCTAACTAATATATTTGATACAGTAAAGCCTAATGAAATTATTATATTCTCTGGGCATAATCCTGATTTTCATAGAAAAATTGGTATAGGATGGTGGGAAGACTCTCCTAATATAGTTAAATATGCTATATCCAAGGAACATAAATTTTTTACTTTCACTTCATTAGAGCCTATATTTTGTCACTATGCTGCTGCCTTTGACGCAGACCAGCCAGGTGACAAGAATAATGACTTTATTTATGAAGCATATCCCCAACTAGAACGTAGAATCAAAATGACAGGTTGGGAAAAGAGTGCTAATATTATACCTACATTAGAAGACTGTATAAGAGAAAGTAATGGATATAGAAGGCAAACTTTTATAACTTGGGACAGACTTACTTTAAAATACTTAAGAGAACTGTTTTCTCAAAATGCATTTAAGGATATTTATTATGAGTAACATAGTTTTAAAACAATTAAAATTTTCAAATATGTTTTCTTATGGAGAAAACAATGTAATCAATTTAGATAGTAGTCGTATTACACAACTTACTGCTCCTAACGGTAGCGGTAAGTCTTCTATTGCTATGATTATACAAGAGATATTATTCAATAAAAATGTAAAAGGTATTAAAAAGACTGATATTCTTAATCGTTGGGTTAAGGGTAAATCATGGAACGCTACACTAACTTTTATGTGTGATTCTAGTGATTGTGAAGTTATAATTATTAGATCAGGTGCGCAAACTAAAGTTAAATTTATAAAAGATGGAGTAGACGAGTCTGAACATAAAGTATTAGATACCTATAAAAAGATAGCATCAGTTATAGGTACAGATTTTGAAGTATTTTCCCAACTAACTTATCAATCATCTACTGATTTATTAGATTTTTTAAAAGCTACAGACACCAATCGTAAAAAGTTTTTAATCAATTTATTTAATTTAGAGAAGTATATTATCATAGGTGATAAGATTAAATCTAAAACATCTACTACAGAAAAAGATAATATTAAACTACAAGGCGAGCTCAAGTCTATAGAAGATTTTCTTGATGGTACTTCTATACCTATGAAAAAAGAAAATAGACTTATACCTCAATTAGACGCTAGTATACAACAACAAATAGGTGTATTACAACAAGAAATTAAAGACTATCATGATATATGTAGACAGATAGATAAAAATAATTTGTATATACAAGAATTTGAAGCTATTAAGTTTGATGGAACAATAACTAAACCAGAACCTTTTCAACAGTATAATGAGTATCAAACTCTTAAACATGATTTAGCGGTTTTAAATTCAGAAATATCAGCACATAAAAAAGAGTTAGAAGGGGTAGATCTAACTTCTCACTGTGCTACTTGTGGTCAAGCTATAGATACTACACATATTGAAGCTATGGCAGCAGGATTTAGTAAGCAAATTGCAAGTAAATCAGAAATACATGCAGAAGCAATGGAAAAAGCTAAAGCATGGTCACAAGAAATTAAAACTATAGAAGCAGAAACAAAAGAATGGGAAAACAACCAAACTAATATAGCACGTTGGGAAACTTTACATAGTATTATAGATAATCAATTAGCTATAGATTATCCTGATATAGATGCTAGTAAAAAATTAATAAAACAACTTACTGAAAAATATGATAAGCAGGTTCTAAAATGGAATGAAGCACAAGCACATAATGAATCTGTAGCAGCACATAATGCTAAAGTAGATGCTCTTATAGAGCAAAAAAAGGATTTTACAAATAGACAAAGTGTTTTAAAAGATGATATATTAGTTAAATCAGACCAGATCAATGCGTTAAACATTCTGAAAAAAGCGTTTAGTACATCTGGTATTGTAGCCTTTAAACTAGAAAATCTAACAAAAGAACTAGAAATTGCAATTAATCATTATCTCTCTTTGTTAAGTGATGGACAATTCCAAGTAGAATTTAAACTAGACAAAGAGAAACTAAATATTGCAGTTATAAATAATGGAGCTTCAACTCCTATTGAAACGGTATCTGGAGGAGAATTTTCTAGAATCCAAACATCCATTCTATTAGCTATTAGAACTCTGCTTTCTAAACTTGGTGGCAGTAGTATAAATCTTTTATTCTTAGATGAAATTACGGGTGTATTAGATGATGAAGGCAAGGATAAATTGATTGAGGTACTACAACAAGAACACAATCTAAATGTGTTTCTAATATCTCATGATTTTACCCACCCATTGATAGATAAAATATCTATTGTTAAAGAAGAAAATATATCAAGCATACAGTAATCTCAATCCGTTGTTATTACTGTTCTAAATGTGTTTAGGAGAAGAAATGATTGCACCTGGAAAATTTCCAATTAAATTCGCTTTTAAAAAAGAATTTAAAGAACAACTAAAAAATAAACCAGTAAATTGGGGCTTTGGTGGCCTATCAGAATTTACATACTATCGTACATACGCTCGCAAGATGGAAGACACTGGTAATCTTGAAACATGGGCAGATTGCGTAATTAGAGTTATTGAAGGATCATTCTCGATTCTTAAAACTAACTCAGTATCATCATATATTACATGGGATGAAAAGCGAGCGCACAAACTCGCAGAAGAAGCAGCAGAGAGACTATTCGAGTTTAAATGGATGCCTCCTGGTCGTGGATTGTGGATGATGGGTACTCCTTTCATCTGGGATAAAGGCGGAGCAGCTCTTAATAATTGTGCATTTGTATCAACAGAAAATATTGACGCTGAAATGTCTAAATCATTTGCTTTCCTTATGGATATGTCTATGGTTGGCGTTGGTGTAGGTTTTGATACTAAAGGTGCAGGAAAGATTGCGTCGAGTATTCCAGAAGGATCACCTGAGCTAGTTAGAGTAGAAGATTCTCGTGAGGGATGGGTCGAAGCTATTTCTTGTTTAATTGATTCGTATATGGACGAAGGATCAGCACCAGTACAAATAGATACTAGTGAAGTAAGAGCCTATGGAGAACCTATTGTTGGGTTTGGTGGTGTAGCTTCTGGTCCAGAACCATTGATTCAAGGTTTTAATGGTATCAAAGGTATTCTAGAAGCTAGAGCACGATCGAATAATCCATTAATTACTTCTGTGGATATTACTGATATTATGAATATGATTGGTAAAATTGTAGTAGCTGGTAATGTGCGTAGAACTGCTGAGATTGCATTTGGTGAACCAGATGATACAGCATTTATGCGTATGAAAGATTGGCAACAAGCTGGTGTAGAAACTGGCTCAATAGCTCCACTAGAACTCAAAGACATAAGTGAAGAAGATTATGATACATACAATAATGACTGGGATGCAAGAGGTAAAATTGCAAAACAGTATGAACACTATGAATGGTCATATAAGTTTGGTGGATGGCGTTGGGCGTCTAATAATTCTATCTTTGCAGAAGTAGGTCAAGACTATACAGAAGCAGCTAAATCTATTGCTATTTCTGGAGAGCCAGGATTTGCTTGGTTAGAGAATATGCAGAAGTATAGCCGTATGAAAGATCCTGCAGACTGGAAAGATAGACGAGTCCAAGGCGGTAATCCATGTCTTGAACAATCTCTTGAATCATATGAACTATGTTGCTTAGTAGAAACTTTTCCTGCTAAACATGAAGATTACTGGGATTATCAACGCACACTGAAGTTTGCTTATTTATATGCTAAAACAGTTACTCTTATGTCTACTCATTGGCAAGATACAAATGATGTCATCAAGCGTAATCGTCGTATTGGTGCATCACAAAGTGGTATTCAAGAAGCAATTCTTAAATTTGGTCGCCGTAAATACTTAGATGAATTTTGTGATCAAGCATTTGACTATATTCAGTATGTTGATAAAAAATATTCGGAATGGATGGGTGTACCACTATCAGTAAAGTCTACATCTGTTAAACCATCAGGAACTGTATCACTAGTAGCTGGAGCACTTCCAGGTATTCACTATGCAGAATCAGAGTCTTATTATCGTACAATTAGACTTGCTACCATCTCTCCATTAGTAGAGATTCTTGCTAATGCAGGATATAGAATTGAACCAGCAGTTAGTGATCCTGTTCGTACTGTTGTAGTATATTTTCCTGTATTACATGAAGCAGGAACAGTTGCTAAAACATCTGTATCTATTTGGGAACAGTTTGCTAATGCTGTTGATTTACAACATTACTGGGCTGATAACCAAGTATCTATTACTATCACATTTAAACAAGATGAAGCAGATCAAATTGCTCGTGCGTTGTCTTGTTTTGATTCTCGTCTTAAAGGTGTATCTTTATTACCTTTATCAGAACATGGGTATGCACAAGCACCGTATACTCCTGCACCTAGAGAAGAAATTGCCACATATGCAGAATCATTAGGAGCTCTTGACTTTACCTTACTGAAT